AAAGAACACGAATTAACACTGAGTTTACAGTCACTTATGGTTCCTATGTATGCTACTCAATCAATCTGAAATTGCTGAAGCCTTTGGAGTCACCACGCGAGCCATCCAAAAATGGCACAGCGAAGGTATGCCTTTGGAGGGTATGGAAGGCAAAGAAAACCAGTATGATTTAACAAAATGCGTTGAATGGTACGTTAAGAAAAGAGTTGGTAACGACTTGCAGTATGAAAAAACCAGACTGACGAAAGCTCAGGCAAACAAAACCGAACTTGAAGGCAAATTGCTGGAACGTGAGCTGCTACGAGCGGACAACGTCAAGAACGTTTGGGTTTCGCAAATCATCGCTTTTCGTTCTCGAGTTCTCGCCATGCCAACCAAGCTTGCACCAGATATTTTGCAAGCAACCTCTCTGACCGAAGCAAAAGGCATCATCGCTGACGCCTTGGAAGAAGCACTAAAAGAATTCAAAGACGTTCCACTGGATGCTTACGCTTAATGAGCGGTTTACTTCAGCAAGTCCTTCAGGAATCTCTCCAGTATTTTGAACCTCCTCCAAAACTGACCATCAGCGAATGGGCTGATGAATACCGCAAGCTTTCAGGTGAAGCTTCAGCCGAGCAAGGCCAATGGCGCACAGAGCGAGCCGAGTTTCAGCGTGGAGTGATGGACGCAATCAGCGACCCACTCATTCACACCGTTGTTCTCATGTCTTCAGCCCAATGCGGAAAATCTGAAATCTTACTCAACACTTTGGGCTACTTCATCCACTTTGACCCAAGCCCAATTCTTTTTTTGCAACCCACGGTGGATGCTGCCGAGGGTTTCAGCAAGGAAAGAATCTTTCCAATGTTGCGAGATACGCCAGAACTCAAGCAGCTAACACTCGAAAGCAAAGGCAACCAAAGAGACACGATTTTACAGAAGCGGTTTGCTGGTGGTCAGTTGACGTTGGTTGGGGCAAATTCAGCAACAGGTTTGTCCTCCAGGCCAATCCGAATTTTGCTCTGTGATGAAACGGACCGTTATCCGTATACTGCTAAGATTGATGGCGACCCATTGCGGTTGGCAATGAAGCGAACGTCAACGTATTGGAATCGAAAAATCGTCCTGGTTAGCACTCCAACCGTCAAAGGCGTTTCGGTGATTGAACGCTGGTTTGAGGAATCAGACCAAAGATTTTATTTTGTGAAATGTCCACATTGCGAGCATGAGCAGACTTTGCAATGGAATTCAGTTAGATGGACAGGTGACGGGTCAGACGCAAAGTTGCATTGTGAAAAATGCGAAACAGGCTGGACAGAAGGCGAGCGACTGAGAGCAGTTCGAGCAGGAAGCTGGAAAGCAAAACGTCATTGCAACGGCATTGCCGGATTTCGATTAAATGCGTTGTACTCGCCTTGGACTAGGCTTTCTGAAATGGCGCAAGAGTTCTTGCAGTGCCAGAACTCAGCACAGCAGCTTCAGACCTTTGTCAATTTGTCTTTAGGCGAAACATGGGAAGACCAAGGCGAAACGATAGACGAGCATGGTTTGTACAATCGTCGAGAAGTCTACAAAGCACCAGCGCCAGCAGACGTTTTGGTGATTACCGCAGGAATCGACGTTCAAGACGATAGGCTAGAAGTGACGTTTCTTGGGACAGGCAAGGACAACGAAGGCTTTGTATTGGACCATCAGATTCTACATTCTGACCCAGCCGCACCGCAGACTTGGATTCAATTAGACAAACTTCTGAAAGAAAGGTGGCGTTGTGCGGATGGTCATGAATTGCCAGTGCAAGCCGCTTGTATTGATTCCGGTGGACACTTTACGCAAGCAGTTTATGAATTCGTAAGGAGCCGAACCGCTTCTAGGATTTATGCAATCAAAGGCGTTGGAGGTGAAGGCAAACCTCCGATTGGCAGACCAAGCCGCAACAATTCCGGTAGAATCAAACTGTTTCCGGTTGGAGTGGACACAATCAAACAATCCATTTTTGGCAGACTCAGAATAGCAAGCGGACCTGAAGCGTTGCGGTTTCCAAAACACCTGGATGAAGAATACTTTGCCCAACTAACGGCTGAGAAGATTGTCACCAAGTACCACAAAGGCTTTCCTCGCAGAGAGTGGATAAAGATTCGACCACGCAACGAAGCTTTGGACTGTTTAGTTTATAGTTTAGCAGCCTTGTCTTCGCTAAACATTCGGGATTGGAAAAGGTTGGAAAGAACTGCTAAAATAGCAGAAAAAGTGGAATCAACGATTCCAGAATCACCGGAGCCACAAAGACGAAGAACTTTGAAACCGAACAGAAGACCACAATCTTGGATTCAAAGGTTTTGAAATGCGACACCGAAAAAACCGATATTTGACACCAAAGCAGCTTGCGGCTGAACTGGACGTCAGCGAAAGAACAGCCTACCGATTCTGTGAATCCGGCTTAGTGCCAGCTTACAAGGTTGGCGGAAGCTGGAGAATCGAAAGCCAAACTAGTTACTTAGATTCATTTGCTAAATTAAACTGATGCGACCAGACAACAAATCTTGCAAAGGCTGCCGTTTTTGGTGGTGGGGGTTTGATAAACACCCAGTAGAAGGACATGATATAGGTTTTTGTTTACGCCATACTCCACATCCAACCAAAGAAAAAAAATCGGAAACGGTAGCATGGCCGCTCACCGCAGAATTCCATTTTTGTTTTGAATGGCAAGCCGAGTAATTTGCCAATTTTGCCAATTCTGCCAATCCTGCCCACAAGTTTGAAGTTGTGCGCTATTTCTAGCGCATGGCAACAAATCTATTTGACCGCGCAAATTATCCCACCACGGAACCTGACCGTCTTGTAGCTGGCGAACGCTGGACTTGGCGCAAGGACGATCTCGCTTCTGATTATCCTCCCGATTCTTATCAGCTCAAGTATTTCGGCAGAAGCCAAGAAGCTTCGAGTACCGAGATTGCGATTACGGCTGTTGAAGCCGATTCGACTTACTACATCGAAGTATCCTCCGCAGACACGCAAGCCTACCCAACCGGACAGATTACTTGGCAAGCTTGGATTGTTCGCACCAGTGACGATCAGAAAATCAAGGTTTCTGAGGGCCAATGGTTCATTGACCAAGACACGAACGTTGCCCACGATCCGCGCACTCATGCCGAAATCATGTTGCAGAAGATTCAATCTCTGCTCGAAGGCCGCGCAGATAATGACGTTGAAGAATATTCGATTGGGAATCGTTCGCTGACGAAGTTGTCAATCACAGACCTCATGAAGTGGCGCGACTACTACAAGAGCGAAGTCATCAAGGAACGCCAGCAAGCTCGCGTTAGAAGTGGCAAGCGACCAGCCAACATGGTGAAGGTCGAGTTCAGGAGAGCAGGATGATTGCTGAAGCGATGTGGTGGCTCACCGATAGAGTGCATAGGGCAGCACCTGAGAACCCAAGCCCAAAGCACAAAAAGCGTCGATATGATGGCGCGGCTGGCTCAAGATTTTTAGCGGATTTCATTGGTTCAACGACTTCAGCCGATGCTGAGCTGCAATATAGCCTTCGCAGAATCAGAGACAGAGCCAGAGAACTTTGTCGGAATGATGACTACGCCAGACGCTACCTGCAACTCATGTCGAGTAACGTCATTGGGGAGCATGGCTTCCAGCTTCAATCTCGCGCCAGAAATCTGAACGAGCCGAATGTTGGTGAGTTGGACAGTGCTGGCAATGCCATCATTGAACGAGCGTTCAAGCGATGGGGCAAGCGTTGTTCCGCAAGCCGCAAGCATAGCTGGCTAGATCTTCAACGCTTAGTAATTCAAGGACTTTGTCGAGATGGCGAAATTCTGATTCGTTTTGTTCGAGGGCAGAAATGGACAGACGGATTAGCGTTACAAATCCTCGAACCAGATTTTTTGGATGAAGAATATTTCACCACTGAGCCGAAAGGCCGCAGAGTAGTCATGGGCGTTGAACTCGATGAGTTTGACGCACCAGTAGCCTACTATCTGAAATTAGGCCAAGGCCATCCTTTTGATACGTTTGGACAAAGGCGTTCAGACAAACGCACCAGAGTTGACGCCAGCGACATTCTGCACATTTACCTACCTGACAGAGCGCAACAGACGAGAGGCGTTTCTTGGTTTGCCAGTGCGATGACCAGAATGCGGATTCTCTCAGGCTATGAAGAAGCCGAACTGTTTGCTGCTCGAACCGCAGCGGCAAAAATGGGCTTTTTAGTCAGTCCTGACGGTGAGGGTTTCATTGGTGACGAAAGCGCAGACGGCAACCAGATTATGTCTGGGGAGCCTGGAAGTATTCAGCAGTTGCCAGCCGGAATGCAGTTTCAAGAATGGAATCCTTCACACCCCACTTCAGCATATGCCGAATTTCACAAAGGCATTTTGCGAGGTATCGCTTCCGGTTTGGGCATTAGCTACACCAGCCTGAGTAACAACCTCGAAGGCGTTTCGTATTCGTCGATTCGTCAAGGCGCACTCGAAGAGCGTGATTTGTACCGTCAGCTTCAATCCTTCCTGATTCAGCACTTGTGTGAACCTGTCGCGCAAGAGTGGCTAACAATGTCAATGACTTCCGGCAGCATTCCGATTCCCATTACCAGATACGACAAGTTCAGCAACACCTTGGAATTCAGAGGCAGAGGCTTCGGTTGGGTAGATCCAGCCAAAGAAATTCGAGCTGAAGTCGAAGCAGTCAGGAATGGCTTCAAGTCACTGAACGACGTTGCCAGACAATACGGAAGAGACGTTGAAGAGGTGTTCCAACAAATGCAGAACGACAAGGCAATGGCGGAACGCTACGGAATCAGCCTAGCTTTTGAGCCTCTTGGTTCGCCTCATGGTCCGGTTGAGCCAGAAGTCGAGTAATGGCAGAAAGCTACAAGCCAACCGAGGGCATGATTGCCGAGGCAAACCGTGGCCTAGAGTGGAGAAAAGAATTTGGCAGAGGCGGAACCAGTGTCGGAATCGCCAGAGCCAGAGACATCAGCAACGGCAAGAGCTTGCCACTGGCAACCGTCAAGCGGATGAAGTCCTTTTTTGCTCGCCATGAAGTAGACAAAAAAGCTGAAGGATTCAGACCAGGAGAAAAAGGTTATCCAAGTAACGGACGCATAGCTTGGGCGCTATGGGGTGGGGATGCTGGCAAAAGCTGGTCAGAGAAAATCGTGAGTTCAGCAGAAAAACAAGAACGAGCGGAACCACTGACCGGAGCAGTTCAGGAAGGACTGAAAAACAAAGCCAAAGAACACAACGAGAAAGTTGGGGATGACGCGAGAAAAAGAACAAACGCAAGGACACTTGGGACGGTATTTAGACGAGGCGTTGGAGCCTACAAAACAAATCCGGCTTCTGTTCGTCCAAGCGTCAAATCACCGGAACAGTGGGCATATGCCAGAGTAAATAGTTTTTTGTATGTCCTACGAAATCTCAAATTTAGAAGTGGCAAGCATGACACCGATTTATTGCCAGAAAAACATCCACTCTCAACCAAAGGCAGAGCAATGGATTTGACGAGTATGACTGAGCGGCACGTTATCGACGTTGAAGAAACTGATGACGAGTACATTGTGGCCTTCGCCAAAGCGGAACAAGTCGCAGAAGAACCGGAAGAAAGAGAACAACCGGAAGAAGTCGAAACGAGAGACTTACCAGTTCAAACGCAGTACCGCATGGGTTCAGTGCGGATGATGGACGAAGAACACGACCGTCGAGTGATGATGAGCATATCTTCAACGAATCCGGTTGAAAGAGAATTTGGGTACGAAGTGCTGGAACACAATGCCGGAAGTGTAGACATGGAGTTTATGTCTTCAGGCAAAGCACCGCTTCTGCTTGACCATGACGCCAGACAGCAAATTGGAGTTGTCGAAAGAGCCTATATGGATAAAGACAAACTGCGAGCGCAAGTGAGGTTTTCCAAGTCCGCACTTGCCGAAGAAGTTTACCGTGACGTAGTGGACGGCATTCGAGGCAACGTTTCGATTGGCTACCAAATCCAAGGCATGAACAAAGACGAGAATGGTTATAAGGACAAGCCTCTCTATAGAGTTCACCAATTTAAGCCATTGGAAGTTTCAATGGTTTCCATACCTGCTGA